GAAATTTGAGAGCCGCGCGGCGGCTCCTTGAAGTTCAGCGACCGGTTGCACCCAGCCCGCAAGACGGCGAGGATTTACGATGGAAAAGTTGATCAGGCTCGTCAAAGAAACGTTGAGCTACGCTACAGTGGGTCCCTGGGGCGTTCGTCAAGGGGGAAAGGGTGTTGTTGCTATCGACCCAAAGACGCAGAAGCCCCGGGGTGGGATGATCGTTGGCATGTTCCCGAGCGTGGGTAACTTGCACCGCGAGGATGATGCTCAACATGTTGCGAATTCAAACCCAAAAGCGTTCGCTACGTTGCTGCTGCTCGCGAACGCAGTCATCGATGCAGAAGATAAGGGTTCGAACCTCGATCCAGAGATCACTGCCGCCGCCCGCGACGTGAGGCTTGCGTTCCTCGAGGGGGCACTAGAAGGATACTCATGGGAGAAACGTTGGCATGCAGGAGAATTTGATGCTTTCAAAGAAGACGAAGGCAAAAGGTAAGACAAACTTGAGGGTTGGTGATTCAGTTAGATTGACTGAATACTTCAAAGACAAGATGGCAAGCTTTGGCCGCGTTCACGAGCACGTTGCAGAGTTTGGTTCTTGCGTCGGCACGATCGAGTGCATCACTGACTTTGGCATCCCAGATGACGTTCATCCGTTCGTCGATGTCAGGTGGCAACCCTCGGGATTGAGGTATGCATACAACGTAGAAACTGATCTGGAGCGAGCATGAGCAAGAAAAGAACGAAGAGGGCCTCAGCGCGGGTTGAAGCTTACAGGCATCGCACTGTTACAGATGAGAATTCAAAGTACTTCTGCAACTACTGCGACTGCAAAGGTTGCAAGGAGGGTGAGAGCGTCCTGAGTCACGGTCAAACAGATCGTGGTGATTGGATCTGCGACGTGTGTTATGCATACGAAGTCTGCCTTGACTACGGGCACCAACCTTGCTCCAAGAGCAGCTGCGCGGCGAAACCAACGATGACCGGCAAGTGGGAATCGTACGATGAATACAAAAGAAGATAAGATCGACAGGGCACAGCTCCGCGCTGCGTTGCAACGCGCTATCAGCAGCGCTAGTTCTGCAGCCCAACTTTTGGAAGCGCAGAGGGTCGCTACACCAGCTGATGACAACGGCTTGGTGAGGCACAGCGTGTCAGTTGCTATCGGTCTTCTTCAGCACGTTCTCCAGTGGCTTGAAGCTAAAGAGAAGCACGACGATACTTAAGATCGATGATCAAGAGAGTGAAGCTGGGTTACGTTCGGCGACTCATAAGAGAAACTTTGGGTGCAGCTGCATCTGGTGCTGACCCGAAAGACGCTGAGGGTTTTTACCCTTACGAGATAGAGCGTGGTGCTGACATCCATTCGTTCTGGTACAGATCGCCCGCACGAAGCATGGGTTCTGACGGTGATCCGGGTCGACCGGCTGATGCTGCTGAGTACATCGGCATGAAACCTTCTTCACCAGAAGCCGAAGCCACTGGTGAAGAAGGCGGCGAGACTGAGACTCCTGAAGGCGGCGAATCGCCGCCAGCTGAAACAACAACGAGCGAACCGGCTGATGACGAAAATTTGGCTTGACGATCAGATCAACGATCCACACACTCCTGACCGTTGGGTACCCATGGGCTACGTGGGTGCTGCAACTGCCCGTGAGGCATGCCGCCTCCTCTCGCGCGGGGATGTTACCCACGTGGATTTTGATCACGATCTTGGTGATCGAACGTTGGGTTCTGGTTACACGGTCGCCCGCTTCATCGAAAAGGGTGCTGCTTTGGGAACAGTGAAGCCCCTGACTTGGACGATCCATTCTGCAAACCCTGTCGGCCGCAGCAACATCGCAGCTGCCATGGCTTCTGCAGAGAGGTTTTGGAGCAGATTAACACGTGGGCCTCAAGAAAAATAAGAAAAAAGCGACCAAGGATAACCATGGACGACGCCCGAAAGGTTCTTCTAGGGCCATCCTAGCGCTTCAAATTGCCGAATCTGACGCAACATTTTCTTTGGTGGCTGCAGCAGATGGATCCACGTGCTACGTGGGCAAGTGCATTCATTGTGGAACAAAGCTCCGTGTTGAGACAGACGGTTCGACTGCAGCGACGATCGAGCACATCGTCCCGCTGTGCGGCGGTGGCGACGCCGTTGACTTGCTCAACGTTGCTCTAGCATGTTCAGGTTGCAACTCAGAGAAAGGCATCCGGCACGATGGTAAGTCTGGTCGTGGTGGTCGATCTGATGATGTGATAAAAGCATTGCTAGACAAGAGAAGATCTAGGTACGTCTGCAAAGAAAGAGAGAAACCGCATGAATGATAACGTGAAGGCAGCTTGGGATCGCATGGTGACCGTTGGAAATCTTGTCGTCCGCGTGGCGGGGAACAAGAAGGTTCTTGGGCTATTTCGCCTGGCAGGAACGTTGTTGGCTGTATCCAAAGCAGTTGACGCAATCAGCAAAGACTGACGTTCATACTTATCTTTCGGCACCATGTCGAAGGATAGCAGCACCGGTTACGAAGTTGACGAGGGTGATCTCGAGAGCGGGATCCCAACGCCGACGATCTCAAGCACCTCGATTGCGTGGTCAGACGCTGCGCAAGAGCAGAGCAGGAAGTTGCTGAAGTTGGCTGTGCGGCTCCGTGGATCATCCGATCTCGGGGCCGCGAGTCGTTCTGAGGAAGCTTACAAGGGTGCTAAAGAGCTCGTTGACATCGCTTGCATCTTGAGCTGCTGCCCAAGCCTAGAACCTGAGCTCGGAACTCTCATTCGAACCAACTGCATACAACGAATAATCAACCTTGCTGAAATTTGGCGTGACGCGTTCGTTTCATGCGATATTTAAGGTGATGCCTCCAGCAAAAAAGCCAGCTGCTTCAAAAGCAAAGAGTTCTCCCAAAGTTTCAAACGTTGCAGATCAGATTGTCGCATTTGTTGAGAAGCACATCAACTTCGATGACGTGGCTTGGTTTGTGAAGCGCTACAACGAACTTAGAAAAATTAGTAGCAGATTCAAAGCACTTAGATTTGCAATGGAATTGCAAAAGAATCACGTGCCCCCACAGATCATCAACTTGGTGCTGCCAAATGTTGGGTGGGGTGTTTTTGACGATGACGTAAAGATGCCCACGCTTGATTCGATCAAATTTCGCGCAAAGAAGCTGCCGAGCAAAGACTTGGGATTTTTGTCGGGTGATGCACCATTCGAGCGCTTCCAGAAGAACCTCAGTGATATTCGTTCTAAATTTGAAAAGTTCAGCAAGAAATTGGACAAATTGCCTGATGGCCCTTTTGACAAGATAGCATTTGCTGATGAAAGACCCGGTCTAGACGGCATAGAACCCGACAACAAGACTGAACGTCTTGTCATGCGCCAGTTGATAAATCATTTCAGCAACGCAAAAGGAATAACGCCAGGAACAGCAGCGATGCTTCAAGGAATGCTGAAGAACGGTGAGTACAAAGACTTCCTATCAGAACCAAAGAACAAGGTTGTTTTTCGTGGCATGAAAGTTCCAAAGGCTTGGATTGCAAAAGCAATCGGAGAGAAAGCCATGTACTCAATCCCTATGCACAAGAGAGCTACGTTTGAAAAGAAGTTCACTTTCACGCCTAAAAGACCCGTTGCTTCCTGGACATCTTCAATTGCTACGGCAAGAAGATTCAGCCAAGGAATGCATGATTACAGCGTCGTTCTGCATGCTGCTGTTGACGAAAATCCAAACAAGCTCATTGATTGCAAGCGTGGTCTCTACGGTTCATCGATAGCAACCGGTTACGAGGATGAAAATGAAGTGATCGGAATCGGTCAGATAAAGGTTTTCAAGCTTGAAATTGTCTTAGTCCCTCTTTCAGATTAACGTTGAAGAAGTTATGCCTATGCCCTCTACAAATAGCAAATCTAACAGTGGACCCCTAGACAGCATTGCTTTTTCTGATCAGCGGCCCAAGTATGACAAGCGTAAGGGCATTGAACCGAACAATTCGCTAGAGGATAAGCTATTTAGCATGATCAAGGGTCATTTTGCCGGGGGTGCTTATGAACCGATCACTACAAGTGTTGCAGCAATGTTTCAAAAATTCTTGGAAAATGGTCAGTACGATGACATCTTTCATGAACCCTCAGAAGAAACAGCCCACCGTGGCATGTGCGTCCCAGAGGCTTGGTTGACAAAAGCCATTGGAAAGATCGATGATGATGAAGGTGTTGTTAAGAAGAAGTTCACGTTCGCTCCACGGAAGAGCGTATCATCGTGGTCAATAGATGAACTTGTTGCTGAAGAATTTTCTGAGTACGATGTTGAGAATAATTCGCTTGCTGAAAAAAACTACAACATCATCATGAAAGCAAGAGTCTCTGACAATAAGAACAAATTCATCGATTGTAATAGGGGCTTGTATGATCTAGAAGACCCAGATACTCTAGAAGATTTCATGAAATATAACATCGAAAGTGAAACAATAGCGCTCGGGCCGATCAAAGTATACGAACTTCAGTACAAGCTAGCCCACGATCCTACGCACGGTGCAACAGTTCCAAAAAGCACGAAGAAAAAATCTTCAAAGAAGAAAACATCGCCTCTAAAGTCGAAGAAGTGATGAAGTTGCTCATGAGTTCGTCAATGAACTCATATTTATGAAGTGATCATCAACCCACCGCCCAAGAAGCTCACAATCAGAGAGTGGTTGGTGGGCTGCGTTCTGGCAAACCCTTCGATCACTGATGGCAGCGACGATGAGATTTCTGCTGCACGACGAGCGCTATCGATAGCTGACGCTGCCATCGCGTTGCTCGAGGCATCACCATCGGGAAGCTTCGATGCTTCAGAAACGATCAAGTCGCCGCCACGAGTGATCACTGCTGAGTATCCGGCGTTTGTCAACGATCAATTTCCAGAAGAAGAAGCACCTACGGCACCTGAGCACCCAGCGGGACGAGCGAGCATGAGACGGAATTCCGCACCGGTGATAGTTGTCGATGATGCTATCGATTCAGTGAAAAGTTCGCGCTACTACATCACAGATATCAAGCCTGAAAAATTGTAGCAAAAAGTGAAGAGGCGGTGTACAGCCGCTGCCCAGAAGGTTATACTTACAACGTACCGCAACGGCGGTGCAGAGTACGATGTGGCGGGTAGCCCGGGAATCCCTGATAAGGAATCTGCGCAGAGTTCGAGTCTCTGGTACTCTACGAAAGAAAAAAGAGTGTACATCTCGAGACGGGATGGTATACTTAAGCAAGAGTAAGTCATGTTCATCACGATAGCAAACAAGCAGAACGCTCAAAAGCAATGGTATAATGCCGTTGCTGATAAAAATCGTTTCTGACGGGTGCTCACTGCCCCGTCCGCTTCCGGGGTAGAGAATGGTGATGAGAAGAAGCCAAATCTAGACCGACAGAAGTGCTGACGAAGTAGTGAGCTCCCCAAGCGGTATTAGTCCCGTAGGGCTCGGGGCCTGACTGTAAGTAAATTTACAGTGAACATAATATGTATTTGCATGAAAGAAAATCGTTCATGCAAGGTGTGTCAGACTGAATTTGAAATTAGTAAGAAACAACAAATTAAACGTGAAGTATGTAGCGCACGCTGTGCGCGAAAACTCCAATGGAAAGGAACTCATAACCCTCATTCAATTCTAGATTGTTCATCACGAACAGTAACAAAAATTCTGAAGCGCATTGGGATGATGAAATGTTCAATGTGTGGATGGGATCAAGGTACGTGTGATGTACATCACATCAATGGCAAAAAAATTGAAAATGCAAATTGTCATTCAAATCTAGCACTTGTGTGTCCAAATTGTCATCGATTGGCACATGAGAAGAAAATTTCCCCTAATGAACTAATTACATTTGAACAATTTGTTGGTGATAAATGGAAAGAAGGTTATTACGGGTAATATGTTTCGGAGTAGTTGAGCAATGGCGTGCTCGTCGGTCTGTAAATCCGATCCCTTTGCGGTGAACACTGTGGGTTCGAATCCCACCTACTCCACCAAGGAAAAGTTCAACTCTTCCTGTAGTTCATTGAAAATCTACGTTTAACATCCTCGTGTAGCTTAATGCAAAGCGCTGGCAGATTCTGCCTGAAGATGTTGGGTCAAAACCAACTGCGGGGGCCATTCCGGAGTCGTTCAACGGTATATGATAAGTTCATGAACTCCATAAAACATGATTGTCCTTTTTGTGAAAAACAATTCTCCAAATATGGAATTAAATCACACATATGGAGAGTTCACGGATCAGGAATTAATCATAAACCAACACAAGGAAAACAATCTTGGTGTAAAGGTCTGACCAAAACGTCTGATGTTAGAGTTCGACAATTTGGTCAGACATATAGCAGAAATATTCTTGAAGGAAAGACACAAATTTGGAGCACTGGAAAAACAAAATTTACAGATGATCGTCTAAAACGAATTTCAGAAAAGAATACTCAAACAGTCAATCAAAAATTGAATGAAGGAACGTGGCACAATTCCTTTGCAAAGTCTAGAAAACAATTCTATAAAAATGAAATGTTTGATGGCATGTGGGAAGTTAAATTTGCCATATGGCTTGATTCACAATCGATTCCCTGGATTAGAAATAAGAAATGCTTTTCATACTTTTTTGATCATGAAAGGAAATATATTCCTGATTTTTATCTTCCTAACATTCAATGTTACGTTGAAATCAAGGGTTGGAAGACGAAAAAAGATGAGGCAAAATGGAGAGATTTTCTGGAAAATCTACTCATCTTGTCAGGAAGTGATTTGATGTTGCTTGGTCTAGACATCAAAGCTAAAGAATGGAAATAACATTGTCCGGTAGCCAAGTGGTAAGGCAGGTGGCTGTGGAAGATGACATATCAAGTGTCTTGGTTCAAATCAAAATCTTCAAAAATAACCACCCTATCCTAGGTTCGAATCCTAGCTGGACAGCTTCATCGATCTGTAACTCAGCGGAATCAGAGTAGCTCCCTCTTAAGGAGAACGTCGTGGGTTCGAATCCCACCAGATCGACCAAATTTCGGGTGGTAGCCAAGCGGTTAAGGCAGCGGGTTTATATTCCGTTTAGCGTCTGATAAGCGCAAGACCGGGGGTTCGAATCCCTCTCACCCGACTAGTGATCAGTAACTACTATATGTTCACGGTCTTTGAAACCGTGAGAATGTGAAAAATCACTGTGCACGGGTCCGTAGCTAAGCGGTAAAGCTGGCGCCTTTTAAGCGCAAGAGCGTGAGTTCGACTCTCACCGGACCCACTAGCGGGATAGAGCAGTTAGGTAGCTTGCTTGGCTCATAACCAAGAGGTCGTGTGTTCAAATCACACTCCCGCGTCTATATTGGCCTGTCGTCTAGCGGCAATGACACCATCTCGACAAGATGGACACCGTGGGTTCGAGTCCCACCAGGTCAACTGCTTCCACATGGAAGTTCGCTTCTACCTTAGAAGCGATATTGGGGCGTTAGTATAACGGGATTACGCAAGATTTGCATTCTTGATATACGTGTTCGATTCACGTACGCTCCACTCCTAGGAAAAGTTGCTGGTACTCTACGAAAAAACGTCAGCACGCCTGTCGCTAGTCGGCAGGTTAACGGGTAGCCAATACTCGCATGCGCATCTGGGTATGCGGCTCCACTGTCTATGGAGTGAGGCTCGGTTCGATTCCGGCTGCGAGTGCAAATGTTCTGAACGCAGAACATCATACGTCGATCGTCCAACGGCAAGGACTCTGGTTTCCAACTCCAGGTATCTCAGTTCGAATCTGAGTCGGCGTGCTAGATCGTTGATGTTACAGGAAAGTTCTTGGATATCACAGAAGTCTGCTCGCGGCTGCAACCAGAGCAACGGTTCGATTCCGTTCATCAACGATCTTACGATGGGGAATAGCTCAATGGCAGAGCGGTGGCCTTTGACTCCACTGATCGAGGTTCGATTCCTTGCTCCCCAACGACTGATAGATATACTTATAACATGAGGTATATCTACGTGATAACAAACCTTATTAATAGTAAGGTTTATGTTGGTCAGACAAAAAATTTTCCATATAGGAAAGCAGGTCATCTTTATGACGCAAAGCGCGGTCGAGAACATCCTCTATACAATTCAATCCGCAAATACGGAGTTGATAATTTCAAATTTGAAGTTATTGAAGAATGCGAAGATGATGTTGTCAATGAACGCGAACAACACTGGGTTTCACACTACGATTCATTCAACCCTGAACAAGGGTATAATTTGACAACCGGTGGAAATCAAAATTTCACATTTTCGGCAGAAGTTAAAAAACGAATGAGTGAAAATAATCGAGGTGAAAATAATCCGATGTATGGGAAAAAATCACCTGGGATGTTGGGTAAACGTCATTCTGAAGAATCAATAAAGAAAATGTCTGGAGAAAATGCTGGTATGTTTGGTAAGTCTGGCGTGTTGAGTCCGACTTATGGAACTAAGGCACATAAAAGTCCAAGATCTAAATTGACCAAGGAGCAAGTTGTTCAGATAATTGAACTGATCCAGACTACAAATTTGAGTAATCAAAAGATCGCAAACGTGTTTGGAGTTAGCAAACAAACGATAATGTACATCAGAGACGGTCGTTCGACATACGTACAGTCACCCGGTTAAACGTAGATTTTCATCTGAATTGATACTTAGTTGTAGCATCATGACGTTCGATTCAAAGGTCAAGCTGGGTTTGGGCATCTTCGCTGCGGCGTTGTTTGCACTGTGCATCGGCGGGATGGTTTACTCATTCTTCAAGCCGGTCACTGATCCAAATGCACCTGAACCGCCACAGCCATTCTCTGCTCCAGCATGCTCCGCAGAATGTAAGTTAAGTTCGATAATAACGAGGGGTCATCTAACGGCTATGATGGCAGTTTCTGACACTGCACGTGAAGGTTCGAGTCCTTCCCTCTCGTCCAAATAGCACCAGCTTGTACAAAGTTGGTTGCATGCAGTAAAAGATACATGATGAACAAATCAATCATTGCGATCGTTCTTGCATCTCTTGCGCTCAATTGCAACCGTGAAGTTCCAGATGTCAGCGCAGCTTCAGCATCGCCCCATGTTGTTCCATCTGCTTCCGTTGAGCATGCTTCTACGCCCGCGGTCACAGTTGAACCTGCCAGCGTTTCCAATCGTCCGATTCAGTGTCACACCTCAGAGGGAAAGCGACGTCTTCCAGACCCTGAGCTGACACCGGGAAAGCTGTGCACTGCCCAGGATCTTGACTTTGACGGGTATCGTTACCCAAGCAAGATTCCTTACTGCCGTCGTCGAGTCACTGAGAAGATGAAGATGACTGTTGCTTCTTCGTACGGAATTCCAAAGGAAGATTGGAACAAGTACGAATTTGATCACTACATCCCGCTTTCGGCTGGCGGTGCAAACGACGTGACAAACATCTGGCCTCAGCCGCTGGATGACGCAAAAGATAAGGACGTTGTTGAAGTTCAAGTGTACCGCGGGTTGAAGTCTGGTGAGATGACTCAGCCAATTGCATTGGCAAAGATCAGGTCGTGGAAACCCACTGGTTGCAAGTTAAGGACTCAATGATGACAATGTTGCCGCCGGGAACGTACAAGGTTCTCGAAGATGCTCTTCTTCTCATCTGGCCCAAGGAATACGGCGAGCGGTACGCTGCTGCATACCGCGAGGGAAAAGTTTGCGAAGATCTTCCAGCCGGATATCGTGTAAAGACGGGCCAAGAAATCGTCCTTGAGCACGGGTCTTACGATCCTCTGGTCACTGAGATTGGTGAATTGAAGTCGACTATCAACGCTGTTAACGTAACAGTGAGGGTTGGTAGCAAGGTTTTCACTGGTGTCACGCTGACGTACGATAGAAACCTGCCTTCCATCGTAGAATCTAGAACGGCACTTCGGCAGGTGAAAAAGCGTAACAAGTAGGGTGTACTCATGCACCCAATGTATTACATTTAGATAGTATCTTGCTGTAAACGCGGAAATAGGAGACAACACTAAATTGGCCAAGAACAAGAAGCAGTCTTACGTCGAGAACTCTAGCGACCATGGTACGTACGTTGCTAGCACCCCGCGGGTGCAGGTGAATTCGCACGATCCGGATATCCTGAACATGGACGATATTTCTTACGTGTCTGACGACGAGCTCTTCAGCAAGCTCTCGAGTTACGAGGCAACGCGAGGCAAGATGATCGCGAAGGGGCAGGATCCTTACCTGTGGGAGATCGAGATCGCCTACCTTCGCCGAGAGGTTCAGATTCGTCGGGCACGACGGGAGTCGCACGATCGGTACATGGCTGAACAGGCACGTGAGTCCACCGTGGACGAGTCCAGCCTTCCTTACCCGGACTTCGACAACCTCAAGTACGTGGTCTTCAACTGATGAGCAAGGAAAACAACACGGTTGCAGACTACCTTGAGAGTCTGCATGCATACCCACAGCTGAAGCACCCAGAAGTCGTCGAGCTCTTCAAGAGCTACGAGGCGGGTGGAACTCCGGCAACGAAGGCTCGCAAGAAGTTGATCGAGTGCAATCTTCGCCTCGTTGTCAGCATCGCGAAGCAGTACAAGGGTCACAATCTTCCCATCGAAGATCTCATTCAGGAGGGCAACATTGGCCTCATGAAGGCGGTGGAGAAGTTCAAGTGGGAGAAGGGATTTCGATTCTCTACGTACGCAACGTGGTGGATCAAGCAGGCTATCGGTCAGCACGTTCTGAAGCGAAAGCGCATGATTCGTCTCCCGGCTCATGCGGCTACAGTGCAGCGTAAGCTGCTTCAAGCTGCGGAAGACTACCGTGAGTCTATGGGTTGTGAACCGACGCAGGAAGAGCTTCAGGAGCTCATCGGGGCGTCTGAAACTGTCGTGAAGGCGACAATGCACAGCGGTCGTGCGATCGTATCTCTCCAGCAACCAGTGTCTTCTTCTGGTGAGGGTGACACGCTCGAGGATAAGATCCTTGACAATCGTCCAGAAGCTGATCCGTTCGACAACGTTGCTCAGAAAGAACTGCTGCAGATCGCAAAGGACGTCATCGAGCACCTTACTCCGAAGGAAGCTGCTATCTTGAGGCTACGCTTTGGGCTTGTGGATGATGACGTCAACAAGTATCACATCACCGACGAAGAGATCGAGCAAGTGATGCACGGTCATGGATTGAAGTGACGTGAAGGAAGCAATCACCAGCATCTTCATGACGTTCGGAATTTCCTGGTTTGTGGGACTATTCACCGGAATCGTGTTGATGCTGCTTCCCTTTGTCATCCCATCCAAGGAAAAAGAAGGTGAGGAGAAAGACGACGATGTTTGAAGTTGTTATCATTGCGTCTATCTTCATAGTCGCTGCATCTTTCGGTGCGATGATGATCATGTTTGGTTACGCTAGCGTGCTCGTTGCTAAGGGCCACGCCGAGCGTTCAACTGAAGAACGAAAGTTCAAGGAACAGCTCATGGAAGATGTTGACATCCAGATTGGTCCGAGAAGCGCAGAAGTGGATCCGCATGATCTTTTTAAGCGGCTCGGTGAACTACGCATGGAAAATTTTCGACCGAGGAGAAATGGCAAGTAATCCAATCTACATCTACGATGTTGCTTCTCAGTTCATCACGCCGCTCGCAGTCGTTTGGGACGAGAAATTCGTAGCGCCGATCGTCAACGTGGTCCTTGCAGGCTGCACTGAACGAGCGTACGTCACTACAGTTCGACTTCATGGATCTGACACTGATCCTCTGAAAGCCCCGCCGAAGACGAAGGCTTTCAGTGCTAAGAGATTTCTTCGTCGTTAAAAAGGAAAGAGGAACACATGTCGTTGAAGCGTGGGACAAAGGTCGAGCACGGGTATGCTACTGTTAGCGAGGACGACGGTGTAAATTACCGTGAGATCGCTGAGACGATGACTGACATCGGATTCAAGATGAATCATTCGTCAGCACGCAATTACGTTCTCAGGGTCATGAGAAAGTTTGTTTCTGCTATGTCAGAGCAATGGGACATCGATCTCACAGAAGAGAGGATCGATCAGATTGCAAAATCTCCCGATTTTCAGCAGGGTGTTGCAGAGATCCTTCAGACGATCGAAGCAGATCGTAGGGCACGAAATCGTAGCACGCACCGCTCGTTATTGCCCTATAGTTATAGGGCAAACATGAGCATCATCAAAGTAAAGAACTTGCCACGCTTGAAGCTGTCTGACCTGCTGCGACGCAGAAAGATGACGCTTAAATCATTTCTCGACGAATTCGGTATCACAACGTACGAAGGTCTCAAGAATCGTTGCGATCGTATGGGCGTTGCGCCTCCAGAACAACTCGAATTCGAGAAGATCTTTGGATCGTCAGCTCCTGCCATCACGATCAACAATCCAACGGAAGGAATCCTTGTTGTTGAGCCAGAAACAGCCCCAGACGTCGTCGTCATCACTGGTGCTGAGGTTGAAGAGCCAGAGTTGGCTTCCGAGCCATCATCCGGGTCATTCGAATGGACCCAGAAAAAATCGAAGAAAAAGAAAGACGTAAGCTACGGTCAATTATTCATGAAAACAAATAGTGACATCGATGCCCCCGGTTCACGCAACCGAAGAGTGATCATCAACGTCGCCAAAGAAAAGAAGAGCAACAGATGCGCTCGCGAAGGTGAAGGCGTTCCGATCGAGATTGATCCTGTCGTAGAGGCAGTGAAAGAGTACGGTCGGAAGACGCATTCTTTGGGTGCGGCGCAAGGCGCTGCTGCGATCAGAGATCTGATCGGTAGAATAAAGGGATTGGGATCGTTGCCGGCTGAGCTTGAGAGCATAGTGAAAGCCGGCGAAGTTGCTGCAGACGAACTCTCTTCCTACTTCAAAAAGGCGTACGAACGGTTATAAGTATGATTCATGACCGCCAGCGAAAGCTGCATCATCCACGTTTCAAAGCTTGACGATTGGTTCGCTAAAAAGCTAGGTGCTGTGAAGCTCGAGCACGATACGTGCGCTTACATAGTTGGTGTTCTATCAAAGTTTCGCGGTGCTGCTGATGATTTGAGCAAATGTTCTATCGTGATCGAGTACAGTGAAGCTCGAACTACTGGTGACTTCTCATCGTTCCAGAAGATTGGTGATTGGGTCTTGTGGACTTCTATCACGAATCCAGGGCACATAGCACCGGTTTCTGACGTTGTTGAAACTATCGGGATGTTGTCTTACAACTCGTGTTACCGCATCGTGAAGTACCAATGGCCCGTATACGAAGAACTCGCTGGCGACTTGCCGCGAATTGCTCGTGAGGCCCGAAGCGCTCTCTTGCGATTATTTACGAACAATTTCAAGCTCTTGCGCTGTGTATACTCGGCTGCTACAGGTATACATTAGACTCAGGTGGTAACAGTGGATAACAAAGACGCGAACAAGGAAGTAGCAAGGACGATCGTCAATTCAAACGGTGACGAACCCGAGAAGGATGCAGCTAGCATCGCTGCGTTGGAGTTGGACGAGGAAGATCTCGCAGAAGTCAAGAAGCACGTTCGATTGCTTCGGAAGTCTGAACCGAACGGTGTCCTCACGATGGACGAGCCTCAGCCTCTTGGAAAGAACGTCGTCGAACTTCGTCCAGAGCGCTGGAGCACGCTTCACAGCGTCAACGGTCTCACTGTGAAAGTTTCCACAAAGGGTCGAGTTTCTTTCATCACTGATGGCACTGCAACGTTGGGGTTGGTAGAAGTCATGGAGCTTTCGTTGAAGCTCGCGTCTTTTTACGACAAGGAATGATCATGAGCAAGAGTAAGAGCAACGTGGTTCACATCGATGATTACTTCACGTCTTGGCAACAGGTCTTTCGGACGGATGACCCCGTCAACGGAACTTGCATGACTGTCCACGTGAACCGCAGGACTGGCTGCGTCGATGTCGTCATGTGCAATGATGAAGGTGAATCGATCACGACTCACATGACAGGTGTCATCGGCACGCGCTTCGTCGAAGCGCTGAAGTCCATGAAGTTAGAGATGTACTATGGCGAAGAAGAAGCGAAAAAGCAAGAAGCGTCGTAAGAAGCGCTCGCTCGTTGCCTTCGCCATGGGAATCACTCGCAAAGGCGGACCGATGAAGCATCGGTTGGAGCCCAAGGGCGGTGCAAAGAACGAGCACCGCGAGATACTATCGGAAGAGGACGAAAAATGAATTCTGTCATCGATATTCTTGAAGAGCTCGAAGCCACGCCGGGACGTAACGATCGTGAGGACATATTGTTCTCGAATCGTCACAACGATCTCTTGAAGAAGGTGTTCATCGCTGCTCAGGATCCGTACGTCGTTTATCACGTGAATAAATTCAAGATGCCGCCAGCGTCTGCGACGCACCCAGATGATGTTATCGTATGTGATCTTTTCGACGTTGTACTGCCTGAGCTATCATCTCGACGGATGACTGGTAACGCTGCGAAAGCCTGGGTCGAGGATGCATTCAGCCGGATGAGTGATCTTCAGCAAAAGTGGTGCCAGCGCATCATTCTGAAGAATCTTCGATGTGGAGTTCAAGAATCGACAGTCAACAAGATTTGGCCAGGTACGATCAACAGCTTCGCCGTCGCTCTTGCGGCGACATTGAAGAGCGAGTTCGTAAAAGGAAAGGGAATCAAGCTGCTTGAGCCTGTGAAATTTCCAATCCGTGTTGAGCCCAAGCTCGATGGACTTCGTTGCGTTGCTGTGAAGCAGAACGGTATCATTACGTTCTTCACCCGGAACGGAAGCGTCTTGGAAACCATGCCGAAGATCAAAGCTGCGCTGGAGTCGGCATCATACGACAACGTCGTGCTTGACGGTGAGTGCATGGGTTCTGATTGGAACGAGAGCGCGTCTGTCCTCATGTCTTCGAAGTCAAAGAAAGACGATGCGAACATCACGTACTTTGTGTTCGATTCGATGCCGCTGGTTGATTGGATCGGGCAGTCGTGCAATCTGAGCTATGAAGATCGCTCCGAGCTTGCACGCTCTATCGTCGAAAGTCTCCCGGTTGCTGCACCTGTGAAGCAGGTGCAGCACATCACAGCTTCGAATGAAGATGAGCTCAAAGATTACTTCGCGCGGTGCATGGACGATGGTTACGAAGGGGTGATGCTGAAGTCTGTAACCACACCTTACGTGTTCAAGCGTTCTGCTAACATCTTGAAGCTGAAACCAGTTGTCACCTACGAAGGTGTCATCGTCGGTCACTATGAAGGTCGCCGTGGATCGAAGCGAGAAGGTCAGTGGGGTGGTTTCGAAGTCGTTCTTCCGAATGGCGTTGTCACACGCCTTGGCGGCGGTTTCACTGATGCATTCCGAGCCGAAGTTCAGCTTAACGATCCTGAAAGTTACTTGGGCAAGATCGTGGAGCTCGAAGCCCAGCCTGATCCTCTTACGCCCGACGGGTTGACTGTGGATGGAAAGGCTCGATTTCCAGTGTTCTGCAGGTTTCGAAGTGCTAAGGATGTCGATCCAGCAGTTAGCGCTGCTGGTGCAAAGTACTTCGACTCGATGGAGTGATCAAGATGGACAATCCCAAGAAGAAAGATGTAGCTGTCACGGCTGCGGGATCTGTTTCTATCGTTGACAGCAGAAAGTTACTCTGATGTTTTCTACTTCGACGCTGAAGCACTGCGACCCGCAAGCTATGCGACGTCTGTGCCGATGGCTCAAGGTTCGAAATCTTGACGCTATGAGCGATCGACAGATGATCAGGTTTCTGCGGTGGTTGTACACTCGTCGTGAGAAAAGGCAACGGGGATGGATATACTGAAGTTCTTGAAAAAAGAACCGATGAAGATGAAGATGTCTGACGTAAAGATCGGCACTGTCATCTTGACAAAAGGATTGCACTACTCTGTCACCAATTTCGAACGTTACGAGACTTACGGCGTTTGGATGATCGTTGGTATTGTGTCCCGAGGGCAGATCCGACGTCATGGTAGATCACGTATACGGCACGGTAACTGGAAGGTTAAGTTTGTCAAGCTGTTTCCAAACCCAGCTAAATCATTTGTGATTTATGATCCAGAACCAAAAGTGCTCGCGCCGTACGCGCCAGTCCAACTTCTTGGCCTAGATGATCAAAATTTTGCGATTCAAGTCGAAGACAGCATGTTTGGTTGGGCTATCATCACAGAAAACAACATCAACGACGTTATCCGGTTGTGGTAACTTTACACTGTCATTGAAAACCCACGAGATGGTCACGAGTTTACTAGTTTATTGGATGGTATGTTACCACCTTCTGACCTCCAAAGCGACACGTGAGCCCTCACGTGGGCCGCAATAACCTGCTACGATGCCCTCTGCGCCTCTCCGGTCCACGGTAGCTACGTAGCTTGGTAAATGTATCATCAATGATTTCTTTTGTGCAAACGGTAGAGCGCTCTGTATACAGTCGAACTATGGACGACTTGGTCGGCGGGGTGAAAGTTTACAAGCGCGTGAAGGGCGTACGGTGCATAAACATCTGCGATGTTCTCTTGCATTTGTACGGTTCAACGGCGTTCAGAGGATGGGATCCAACAGTGAACCGTTCTCACGAGGAAGAGAATGCTGCAGTCCTTGATTGGGCTGTACGTCATCGTTGTTCCACGTATGCGGCGCCTCGAGAGAGCTTCAACCTTCATGAGGCTGCGAAGCTCGCGCTTCGTGAAGGAAATACGATCGTCATCTTCGAAGATTTGTCGTTAGAGAACCAAAAGAAAACTTGCAGTGCAAACAACTAGCTACGGATGGTAAAGTAAAATCATGAACCCGAAAATGTGGAAGACTTGCGAGTCAAACTTCAACCTCGAGCGACACCTGATGGTTTTTCTTCAGGAGAGCGCTTTTTACACGGTGATCTCGCGGCACCTTCGCAAGGTTCCCTCCGAAGATCTGCCCACGGCTGCTGTCACCTTCGATGCGAAGGCAGATGAGCTGCGGTTGTATTACAATCCGAAGTTCTTCGACAGCCTGACGAACCTGCAGGTGAAGAACGTTCTCATCCATGAGTTCAACCACATCACTTTCGGTCACCTCGCCGCACGGCGTCGTGAGCCCGGGTCTACGTGGAACATCGCAACTGACCTTGCGATCAATTCGATGATCGTCACCAACGGTGCGAAGCGCCGAGAGTCTGACGCGTCGGACGGAGCACCCCTCCCGAAGGGATGTCTGATCCCGGGTGAGCGTCCTTTCATCCCGCCGGAGCAGATCGCAAAGATGTCGCCAGAGCACCTGGCTTCCATCAACGAGATGGCGGACATGATCGAGAAGTTCCCCCATGGGCAGGCTTCCGAGTGGTACTTCAACAAGGTCGTCGAGCTCGCTCAGAAGCAGAAGGCGGCTGGAAAGCCGCAGTGCGCAGCGTGCCCGGGAGATGATCCTGGTGAGATCGAGGTCGTGTTTGGTTCCATGGACGATCATGACGGCTGGGATTCAATCCCTGACGAGATGCGTGAGTACATCGAGGGAAAGATCAGGGCTGTCATGGAGAAGGCCGTCGCTGCCGCAGACTCGAAGTCTGACGGCTGGGGTAACATCCCCGCAGAGATGCAGGCAGAGATTCGTCGAAGCATCTCGAAGGTCGTCAACTGGCGAACTGTCCTGCGCCAGTTCATCGGCACGATGGTTCGCGGCGAGCGAGCGACGAGCATCAAGCGGATCAACCGTCGTTACCCTTACATCCACCCGGGTGTGAAGCGTGGGTACACTGCTCGACTGCTCATCGCGATCGACCAGTCTGGTTCCGTCGATGACGAGCAGCTCAGTTCGTTCTTCTCGGAGCTTCACTCTCTGACTCGGCGGGTCACGGTCGACATCCTTCCTTTCGACTGCTACGCAGACATCAAGGATCTGTTCGAGTGGAAGAAGGGAACGAACCCGAACCTGAAGCGGGTTCATGGTGGCGGCACCGACTTCAACGCTCCGACTCGGATCGTCAATGACGTGAAGAATCGTGGACGTTGGGACGGCATGCTCATCATGACGGACGGCGAGTGCTGCGCACCGGAAGCTAGCCGAGTGAAGCGTGGCTGGGTTCTCAGCAAGAACCACAAGCTGATGTTCGACACCGACGAGATTCAGATCTTCGTCGATGATTCGAAGCCCATCATTGGTGCATGGCGATGACTGCACCCAGGAAGCCGAAGCGCAACGATGTCTTCCCCGGAGCTGCCTTCACGGTTGCTCCGGGGAAGCAGTTGCACCTTGACGCCCACCTTCTCTTGTCGGGTGTATCGAAGATGGCACCGTCAGGGACGGCAATCACAGTTGTCTCAGGGCCAAAGAAGAGTAAGGACGGCATCAACCTCGTGAGGGTTGATCTGAAGACAGGGGACGGTCGAACGTACGATTGCTTCTACTGCGACATCCTGGCCAACTGCGTGGTCGAGTTATGCACGTACTTATTGTTACAGCAATCGTTGTTGGTATCATCTGTTGGTTCTTTCCAAAATTTGGCAGGTACGCTGTCGTTGCCCCCATAGCAGGAGTTGCTTTTGGCAGCGGACTTTGGGTGATGGCCATCATCTTGCTACCGTCTCTCATGACGCTCAAAGGATTTGGAGCATGCATGATCATTGGAATGATGTGTGGTTTTGCAGCGTTGCACTTCAGCCGCTTCGGCGAAGGAGATGACATTAGGGATTAGGAATGAAAGACATGCCTAGCTTTAGAGACGTAGAAACCATGAACGAGCTGCGAGCTCATTACGCAGAGTGCTGCAACAACATGTACGTTGCTACGATATGTGGTAATGACCCCATGGGCATGCTGGTCTTCTTCAAGTTCTTCGCAGTCAGCTTGTCAATCCTCGTCGATGGCGTAGGAGCGTTCTAATGATTCATTTTGTCAACGTTGTGTTTGCTATTCTTCTAACGCTCTTTCTGCTGTGGATGCTCATTTCTCCGTGGGCAATTACTGCTGTCACAATCGTGATGTTTGGTTGGGTTAGCACGCAGATAGTTCTGAGTGGCATTGATTCAGCAGAGGAACTTCTAAAGAAGTACAAGTTACTGATAGCTGCGGCTATTTAACGATAGCATGCAGCTGTCTGTCGGCGACCTCGTCAAAGTTGTACCTCTCATCGGTACGCTTGAGCTCGTCAGATCATCAAACACGACGTCAAAGAACATCGACGACACGAAGACAGTGGGTCTCTTCAAGGAAACTGACGTCGGCGTCGTCGTTGCGGTTGCGTACGCGGACTCAAGGCTAGCGCTCGTCCTCGTTCCGTCGGCAGTTGGATGGGCTTCTTGTGCCTTTTTGAAGCGAGTGTTAGGTAACCTACGCTTCATTTAGCAAAAATATTCTGTGGGCTGCTGGTGTTGTACCATGCAGTCATGGAAAGCTGTCCAGCAACAGTTGGAGACCGCATCGTGGTGTGCGGTTACATAGAATACGATTGCAAAGTTTCAGCCACGACTTGGATTCCGGAAGAAGCACGCTGGAAGATAACTGTCGATTGGGGTGCGCTTGGCGAGTCGCACGTTTGGTCAACTGATCGTGATAAGACGTGGTACCTCTTGAAGGTCGTCAATTTATGAACAAGTATGATTCATGGTCAACTGAATCGATCAAGGGATTCATCATCCTCATGAAAGAATCCATCGAACGCTGGAGCAACATCCCAGGTCCCGATGGTGGGAAAAATTCTACAGTGATAGCTTACGAGAAGAAGCTCAACCTAGCATGCGAAGCTCTTCTAAGGCGAGAATCTGCAGACGTTGAACCTCAGTGTGCCTACCCTGAGGAAACCTGGAAGTCTGGTAGCTAATTAAGATCATGGAAGTTGAAAATCTACCCGTTCCAGAGCTACAGATCCCTGGTCAACAGTTCATCACTGACAACGTTAAGACTGACCGATTTACTAGGGATGCATCTGCAAGAGATCTGATCATCGCTGGTAACGTACCTTCTCACATGAGGAGCTTCTGCCCAGTGACTACTGCGCTTCCTGACGGTCGATCGTTGACGTTGTACGTCTTGCCAGATTACTTGTGCATCGGCACTGATTCTGACTATGTCCGCGTTCCGATGCAGCCGCTCAACGCGCAAACAGTCGCAGATGCTCTCAATTGCATCCTTCCGACGACGAAGATGGTTGATTTGATCTGGTCTGCTGCGGTGAACAAGTTGATGCCATTGCCTTGGGGCCCGCCTTACGATGCATCAATGATGAGCACGTCCAGAATTTCAGTTCATAACTCTAGGATTGCTGCTCAGCTTGCTAAGTCGAACTTGGACGCAACAGCATTGACAGCGGGTCACAAGAAAGATGTAGTGATCACAACGAAGCTTGTGAAGCAACCGAAGCAAGTTGCAATTTATGGGTGGACTCAGCTGAACGGAAAACCTATCCAACCATTGTACCTTGGACATGAGTCCACGTATGTGGATTATTCCCACGGGATCCGTCTACTTTCAAGACGTTGTGAAATAGACGGGATAGAAGATGATTTGTTCAGGGTCTTGTCAGACCCTGAACTATGTTCTTCAGTTTCGTCAGAAGGTCTTGTGCTTCAGCCTTATTACGTGGCTGTTTAAATTCGTAAGAGAACCAATAACCAGTAGCTACTCTAACATCGTGTCGTTTTTTAGCTCGTTGTGATACATTTTCTTTTCCTTCTAGGATAGCAATATCTTGCTTCAAGAGTTGAAGCTTCCGAGTGTCAGACACTGCTGATCTTGTGTTTTCATTACAAACATGTCCCATTAGTTTTTCTGATATACGCTTTCTGCCGTCGTCAGTTATAACACGACCCTCTGCAATACGTTTAATCCATGCTTCTCGCATCCTCATGCGAGTTTCATCTTTTATCGGTTGACGATTTTGTTGTGCTATTGACATATTTTTGCGCCATTGTTCAGATCGATTTTGGTGAGCAGCTTTGAAATTTGCTTTCCATTCAAATGATCGATTCTTCTGTATCATTGACATCTTCTCTTTGAATTCATTGGTGTGTTTTCGTCCTAGAAATGTAGGACCCCCTTCACCTCCTGGTGTCATATTGTATCCAAGCTCTGAATTTGTGTATGATTTGTATTCTGAAATCCAGTGACGTTCACGTTCAAAGGCTAGATCGATCGATAGAATTCCATGCTCAATAATTTCAAATGTGAAGTTATGAACTCCGTATTTGGAAATTGCAGCATGCAATCGTTGTTTTTGTTTACTTGATTTCATGTTAGCAATTCGCTGGTGGCCGATCCATCTTTTTTCTGGGTTCTTACTAAGACCTACGTACACCTTGCTGTTCAACAAGTTTGTTATGAGATAGATTGAATAGGACATGAGTATAGATATGCCGATTACTAAATTTGTTTCAAAGTGTTGCGATATTGATGGCGTTGAAAGTGATTTGATAAAGGTGTTGTCTGATTCTGAACTATGTTCTTCAGTTTCGTCAGAAGGTCCTGTGCTTCAGCCACGCTACATTGAAGTTCCTTGATGAATTTATTTTTCCTAAGTGTGCATTAAAAGTGTACCTTGCTCTGAGACCAGGATATACTATTCATTATCAACGGCCCCATCTTACTAGCGGCTTAGGTGGTCACCCTCTCAAGGTGAAGGCACGGGTTCAAATCCCGTTGGGGTCACAAAGATAATCACAAGAGAAACGAAAATGTCGAGCAAGCATCTAACATCACTAACTAGAGAAACGAGCGGCGGAAGCCTATCTCGCTCTATGTTCGTGAGCTTGCTTCCGTTTCTGCGCCCTACCAAGCCACGACCCTTAGGGGATGAATGTGGCAAGCCGGGGAGAAACGACCGGCAAAGGATAGAAGAAGAAAATCGGGCTGTCGCCTAGCGGCTATGGCGCCTGCTTTGGGAGCAGGATTTTCGGAGGTTCGAGTCCTCTCAGCCCGACTAACAGCAAGGAAACTTGCTCGTTGTTTGACAATCTACGTTTCACGAGTCTTTAGTGTAAAGGGCATACAAAGTGCTACAACTTCCACGTTGAGTGGGAAGGAGCATCTGACAGGGCGGTTCGATCCCGCTAGGACTCTCTATATCAGGAAGTACGTCAGCGGCAGACTCCCTCGTTCGGAACGAGGTGGCCGAGAGTTCGAGTCTCTCCTTCCTGACTGTTTGCATGCAGGTTAGTGTAACGGTAGCACAAGCCGGCACATCAGCCGGGAAGCAAGTGCAATTCTTGCGAATGATCAGCCTCACCAGGCGAGGAGGAGAGCGGTTCGATTCCGCGCTGCATGTAAATTTGCTGGAGATGCTCAATGGCAGGGCACCTGTTTCGTAATCAGGTAACTGTGGGTTCGAATCCCACCTTCAGCTCAATGGGTCTGATACCTCAGACTGGCAAAGGTCGGGTGGCGGGAGATGTGAAGTCTCAGTCCGCTGGCAATACCCAACTTATCGCGGGTTCGAATCCCGCCAGATCCACCAGGAGATACGTTAGCGGCAAAACTCCGTGCTCTGGAAGCATGTGACGGGGGTTCGAGTCCCCCTCTCCTGACTACTTACAACATGATTACAAACCTATCAAATCTTCGAAAGATGATTAGAGAATCTCTGGCAGAGAATAGTGCGTTTAATCTCAAAGTTGCAGATGTGTCTAACAACGACAAGCTGTATCATGCAACTTCTGAACTAAACGTTGATTCAATCATGAAGCAAGGTCTTGTTCCGAAGAACAATTGGGAAGAACAAACGCATGAACCTGCTGTATTTGTCATCAATGACATGTACGGTGCACTTGACATGTATGAATGGATTGGTCACAAAGGACAAGCAGTTGTCTTTGAGATTGATGTGCAGAAATTGCTTTCATTGAACCCTAACATTATTTTTTACAATGATGCTGATTCAGGTGATGGAGCATACTGGACTCCTTCAGTGATTCCACCTTCAGTTCTAACGCTAGTTGAGTTCGATGATTTATCCAGCCATGGTGTAGATGGTACGCACACTCGCCTGAAGAGCCTGGGGGTCCCGTTCGATTCGGGATGGCTGGACTGCATGTTTGAAGAAGAGACTGATACTTAGAAGCATGGTAATGAAATTTTCCGCGCTTCGCAAGCTAGTTCGTCAGCTCGTAAGAGAAGGCGAAGGTTGGCCAACAGAATCGACTTCTGAACTTTACGGTGGAGGATCTGGCGTTGACGTTCGGAATCCACGAAATCCAAAGCCAAACACGCAAGGTGCAACTCGCCTTCCAAAGGGCCCAAACTCAAGAGATAATCTCGGTGAGGGTTACAAGCGTCCATCGCAAGCTGAACTGCAGCAATGGTCGCAAGGAAATTACGATGAGATCAACGAAGATGCATCGGCCATGACGCAAGATCCTTGCGAGGGTTGCGGCGAGATGAAGCCTTCGAACGAGCTTGCTCAAGCAAAAGATGACGGTAGCGAGCGCGGTGGAAAGTATCTCTGCCAAGCATGCTCCGGTAACATGTTAAGAATCGCAGAGGTGCGCGAAAAAGTTAGCGGCCAGATTGCAACCCTGGTGTTACTCGGTGCGATACCGAGCCTCTGCTCTAGTTACGAGTAAACGTTCTCCGGGCTTCGGCTCGTGGTGTAAAGGCAGCGCGCTTTGCTGATGGCAGAGAGGTGAGGGTTCAAATCCCGAAGTTGAAAGTAATGTTGCTAGCAGAGTAGGCGTGGGAATACGCATTCTTGGTACGAATGAGATGACGGGTCCGACTCCCGTTGCTAGCTCTACGCGTGGGTAGCAGAGTGGTAATGCGCAACCTTGCCAAGGTTGAGATCATGAGTTCAATCCTCATCCCACGCTCTGGTTCAAAAGTAACTAACTCGCTGTCGCTCTTGGAGAGCAGCCGGCCACATACACCGGAAAGAAGAGGGTTCGAATCCCGCTCAGCCGCAAGTGAAATTGAGCTTTTTTGCTGACGTCGCCTAATGGAATGGCACCTCACTTGTAATGAGACATAATTGTGGGTTCGACTCCCACCGCCAGCTCAAGCGACAGATACGGAAAGGTGGCCGAGTGGTCTAAGGCTGCAATTTTGAAAATTGCCGATCCTCGCAAGGGATCCGTGGGTTCGAATCCCACCCTTTCCTCTAACAGTGTACTTAGTGCACCAGTAAGGTAAGATAAAAACATGGAAATCAAGAAGGTTCTCAAGTACGTCAGTTTGGCTGGTGCTGTTCTTGCTGCCGGAGCCGCCATCGGTGTTGCGGTGAAGTTGCTGAAGGAGAAGCTTCAAGAAGAAAAGCCGCAGAGCTTAATCTGCTACGCTAGCTATACTCGAATGGCTTCAGAGGGCGCACTGTGACTGCGCTTATGCGGGTTCGAATCCCGTTAGCTAGACTCACGATAATTTGGCCTATCAGTTTCGCAGCTCGGAATATGCGACTTTCAATCGCAAGGAGTGGGGGCAGCACCCACATAGGCTACTATGTTTTTACGGTGCGATTACCTATCATTGAACACCGTCTAGAACAATATGAGTTTTTACAAGGATTTGGGCAAATTTTACACGTATTTGATTTACTAGTGGTGGGTCTTTCCTGATAAAGATCAGTGTAGGAATTTCCATACTTGTCTTTTACGTGTTTTATTATACCTTGAAGATCTTGTTTCCGAAAAACAAGCAAGTTAATGTGTGAACAATAAGCAAGTTTTGCTTGAAATTGTTTTGTATCATAACCCTTGATTTCAATGATGAATTCACCGATTTCAAAATCAGGTAGATAGGTGTGAATTTTACTTTCATAATAATAAGTGAAAGTTTTTTCACATCGCTTGATAGGAAGATTCATATCAATAGACCAAACTAGAAATGCTAGTTCCCAAGAACTACCACAATAAATTCCATTATACCAACCACACTTACTCCTACCAGAACCTTCACGATTACCTCCCAAATTTGTGTTCTTTGATGAACAAAAACGACTGCAATATTTTCGAATATATGAACCATTAACGCATGTGAACATTGTTTTACATGTTTTACATGTAACCTCAATTCGAGGTGATCGAAGAATGTTTCTACGTTGCATTCGTCCGCTCAAGTTAGCTTCACAAACTTTGATTGAATTACTAATCTTTTTCTTAGTTTCATCTGTTTGAGATCGACGATGAGCGCATCGCTTTGAACAGAAACGTCCACTTCCATAAATGGTCGTATTTTTCTTGTTACATCTTTCGCACGTATACGACATGCATGTAAGTATTACATTAATCAGGATAGATTCAATCTTGCTACACGGGTTCGAGTCCCGTTGAGGTCGCCAAATGTGCATCAAAACAACCTGCGAAAAGTGCAACAAACCAACGTTTTCGGGCTGCGGAAAGCATGTAGAACTTGTGCTCCGTGATGTTCCGCCAGAGGAGCGTTGCAGGTGCAAAGAAGACAAGAAAGAATAGACCACGTCGTCGTGGTGGAACTGGCATACACGCAAGCTTGAGGTGCTTGTGCCGAAAGGATTGAGGGTTCAACTCCCTCCGACGACACAATGTTACTGTGACGGAACTGGCATACGTTCTAGGCTCAGAACCTAGATTTTGTGGGTTCGACTCCCACCAGTAACACTAGCTTAATTTACGCTTTATGCCCTTGTGCTTGGAACTGGGATACAGCTGCGTTTCAAAAACGCGGGCCCGAAAGGGATTGTGGGTTCGACTCCCACCAAGGGTACTTTATTCATACGTCCCTGTGATGGAACAGGATTACCATGCTAGTCTACGAAACTAGTCGTGCACGTTCGAATCGTGCCAGGGACGCTCAACGTTGCTCTCGTAATTCAGCGGACAGAAATTCTCGCTTCGAACGAGAAAGTCGTGGGTTCGAATCCTACCGGGAGCGCTGCGATTTAGATCATCTCGAAGTTCATCGATGCGAATACCGTATTTGCATGAAGTACTTCGTTGTGCTCTTTACAATTATGATCCTAGTTGGTTGTGGGTCAGACGCTAGCGATGATTCGCAGCTTGTGATTCATGAGCAAGTGAACCCCGAGCACCCAGTTTCAGGTTGGAGCTACGGAAGTAAAGATTACGATTCATGCTCATCACCTCGAATTCGAAGAGTCAGGCACGCAGAAGACGGAACGTCGATCAGCGTTCCAGAGCTTTGCAATCCTTACTGGCGCGATCGTGGTGATCCGATTGAGCGTCAGAATCCTGCGGAGGATATCATCCGCATGCCCGAAGTAACAGTTCAGGGCAAATTAACTACATTTGGTCAAATGATGGAATGGCAGACATGTGAGTTTTAGATGCTCATGGGATTTATCTCGTGCGGGTTCAAGTCCCGCTTTGACCACCAATTCAAATCCTAAATCATGGGGGTTCAAGTCCCTCCACGACCACTATCTTTGCTGTTGAGGCCGATCGGATAAGGCAGCTGTTTCATACGCAGCCAGTAGGTGGTTCGACTCCACCCTCCAGCACTCACGTTGACCCACGTTTAATCTTCAAAATTCAAACGGTTGTTACCTCACATTAATTAATCCATTTTTTCTAGAGTGGTATACAGTAACAGACCATGAAATTTTCAAAGAAAATCATCGGGCTAGCAGTTTGCTGCGCAGTTGCGCTTCTCTCGAACACTGCTTCGGGTTCATTCGCAAAGAATCGTGATCCGCTGCAACGCGACAAGCAGCTAACGCCTCTATCAGACGTCCAGCTCGTCAGAGCTCTTCGAGATTCTCACGTTGAGAACTTTGGGTTCGAGCCTTCGCCAGCGAAGCTTGCTATGGCTTGGGCTCAAGTGGCTCTAGAGAATGGCCAGGGAAAGTTCGTGTGGAATCACAACCTTGGGAACATCGGGTCGCCGCCAGGGACTTCGCACGAATTCTACGTTCACTCATCGTACACTTCTTACAGATCGTTCGAAGGTTACCTTGAAGGCGGTGTAGCTTACTGGCGGACGGTGAGGCGCTGCGGATCGGCATGGGCTAACTTTGAAGTTGGAAATGCAACAGCGTCAGCTCTTTACCTCAAGAACTGCGGTTACTACGGTGCTGACACAGATCAGTACGTTCGTGGAATGAATGAACTGTACGCTTACGCTCTAGGAAACGTCATTCCAAGAGAAGCTCGAGAGGCTACAAATGAGGGAAAAGATTGAGCGGTTCACAGATGAATTTGCATTCTTGTCAAACTTCTACCCGAGCACTATCTCCCACGAGGGAAAGCTCTGGCCAACAGTTGAGCATGCCTACGCGGCCGAAAAAACTCTTGACCCGGAGGAGAAAGAGAGAATTCGTAAAGCAGAAACTCCAGGACGCGCGAAATCTATGGGGAGAGCTGCTAGTCTACGCCCTGACTGGGATTCAATAAAGGTTGACGTGATGCGGAAGTTGGTGAAGGAAAAGTTCCGGAACCCGATCCTAAGAGAGTTGTTGATCGCCACGGGTGATGCAGAGCTCATAGAAGGAAACAACTGGAACGATACTTTCTTCGGAGTCTGCAGAGGTCGTGGCCAAAATTGGTTGGGTCGAATCCTTGAAGAAGTTAGAGAAGAGATTCTTGCTGAAATTGCAGCAGATGAAGAAGTGAACTCTTCACTTCACGCAAGGTAAGATGTAATTGAGCTGCACAACAGTAACCGTAAAAGTAGTGTAGAATATGCACGGATGGCTTTTAACCATCAGGCGGGAGATAACTTCCCTCAGGTGAAATTGTAGCAGTGATGTTTTCGTAGCTCAGTTGGATAGAGCATCGCATTCCTAACGCGAAGGTCGCAGGTTCGAATCCTGCCGGAAACGCTAGTGACAAGTAACTGCAGCTGTTAAATAATTGAAGAATTTAACATAAGGTGAACATCACTAACAACATGCCTCCGTGGCTCGAATGGATTAGGCAACTGACTTCTAATCAGTTTTACGTAGGTTCGAATCCTGCCGGAGGTGCTACTGCTATGAAGAAATTGACGATAATCTGCACGTTGCTAGCTATCATCTGCAGTTCGTGTTACGCTGAGTGGGATCTTCCTAAGACTCCGCGGCGCGATCCTTGCACGGGCAAAGTAGAGAGCAAGTACGTATATGTAAATCCAGAGTGCCGTTACCCGGCACCGCAACCCAAGTATTGAAAGGCTACGCATGAGCAACGTGAAGCAAGTGATCGTTGTACGAACAGATCTAAACATGCGCAAAGGTAAATTTGGTGCGCAAGTTGCGCATGCATCGATGCAGTTCCTGCTCGATGCAAATCAATCCGATTCTTTCGGAGAACTTCATGTGGTGCTGACGCCTGAAGAGATCGAGTGGTTGAGCGGATCATTCACCAAGATTGTCGTAGGCGTGGATTCAGAGAGTGCTTTGAACGAGCTCGTCCTTCGAGCAAAGATGTCAGACATCACCGTCTACCAGATCGTAGATTCTGGCAAGACTGAATTCAACGGAGTTCCAACCTTGACTTGCGCAGCATTTGGACCGAACGATGCTGCAGACATCGATAAGATCACCGGTCATCTAAAACTCATCTTACAGCGGGCGCATAGCTTAGTGGCTAAAGCATTTGGTCTACACCCAAATTATCGGGGGTTCGAGTCCCTCTGCGCCTACAATTGGAAACATGCTCGAGAGGCTGAAGAGATCGGTTTGCTAAACCGAAGGCCCCGAAAGGGGTCCATGGGTTCGAATCCCATTGTTTCCTCCAAATGATTGTTCCTTGCCCGAATTGCAAACGTCAAGTAACGTTGAACAGCGAACCATCTCGAGGACCCATCATTGATGGATCAGAGTGCTGGTTGTGCTTGAAGTGCCCGTCGACGGTGTGCGTCATGTGTTACCTTGACCACACTTCAGAGAAGCATAGGGATTGGATGGAAGGCAAAGAGAAGAAAAAGAAGAAATTAGGAAGGTTTCGCACATTGGCAAGTCAGACAGTTTCGAACTCTGTCGAACATAGTATTATGTTCTGAGCGTTCAACTCGCTCACCTTCCTCTAACGCCGTACTTACTACATGTGTTACACTTGCATGCTCAACAATCCGTTCGCAGCCTCAAATGATTCAACTTCACCCAGGCGCAAGCGTCAACGATTGCTAGAGATCAAGCAGATCTTCCTCACGATGGAAGGCAACGAACCATGTGCGTACGGCGCAGAAGCACTAGCAGCTCTTAAGGATGAACAATGCAGGCTTTCTAGAGAACTATTACACGGTAAGATGGCCGAGTGGACGAAGGCAACTGCTTGGAAAGCAGTCGGGGTGGGTTAAACCTGCCCCCAGAGGTTCGAATCCTCTTCTTACCGCCAGGAGATTACATGCCAACGAAAAAGATCAAAGACGTCGATCCGAAATACCTTGATAAGGTGTGCTACGATCCCGGGCACAACGTACCAGGCATGCAGGTTTTTGAACCAGGAACGTACGAGCATACGTGTCCATCGTGTGGAAACAAGATTGTATTTACGGTGTCCAGACCGTTTTGGTTAGGCACAACGCGGGTAAAGCCTATTGGTAGGGCAGCAGTTTTCCAAACTGTCGCGAAAGCATTGAGAGTTCGATTCTCTCTATCCGCTCAGGTGAAACGTAGATTATGTCAGCAGAAAAAAAGAAGATCAGAGCGGCATTTCGTGATGCCGTTTTTGCTCGTGATGGCAGGAGATGCAAGAAGTGTTCAGCCACGGTTGCTGATTACTTGCGCTTCCTAGATGCTCACCACATCACCGATAGAAACTTGATGCCCAACGGTGGTTACGTTGCGACGAATGGCATCACGTTGTGTCCAAAGTGTCATGAAGCCGCAGAGCTATTTCACAGCACTGGTGCGGCTGCAGATGGCTTTTCTCCAGACGATCTGTACAAATTGATCGGATCTAGCTATGATCTTGCCGTGAAGGACTCTAACAAGCTATAACATGTCAACCGAAGATACTATCGCCAAGCTAGTGAAAATTGCTGTGAAGCACGATACGCTTCTTAACGCTCTAGCCAAAGGCATCGCAGATCTAGTTGAAGCAGTGTGGCCAACGATCGCAAAGTGCGAAGTTGATTCTTGCGTTGAAGCTCAAACTGTGAAGCTGCACGGCAAGAAGATCTGCGATCGACATTGCGCAGAGATGATCAACGATCTTAGCATCGATGATTCAGAGTGGGAACCGTTGAACAATGCTGAAAGCGTACGGCGTGTTTCTGACTACAGGAAGATCATCTTTGGTGAGGAAGAAAGCAAGGTACGTCACTTATGAAAAGAATCCGGATTGAGACCAAGGTTGAGCACACGATCTCCATCGCTCTCTTTGAGACTGCAGAGTCGCTCTACTACTACCTCACTGAAGATGAATCTCAACCAGCGGGACAAGCATCTCTTGGTATGGCCTTCGTTGAAGTAAGACCAGGTCAGTCAATTGAAGTAGAGTGGTCTGGTTGTGAGTTCACTTCTCTCCCGGTTCTCAACAAAAAAGACGTACGTCTAGATTATGTCAAGTTCGTAAAGTACACAATCGACAAGAATGGTGATCCTGAACCCGCGACCTTCGGTGAGGGTTGGACTACAGAAAATTTCTTGTCGTTCAGAGACCTTGAAGATGACTCTAAGAGGGTCACTAAGTTGAACTCTCAATCAGAGTGCATGATCGATTTTTCTACGTACACTTTCCCATCAGAGAATGAATAAACGTATAAAAACAGGTGATCTAGTCAAGATCTCTAGCAAATATTTTCAAACGCTTTCAAAAGCACGTCCGATGCTTAAAGCCATCAATGATCATCGGTGGTACCAGTCATTTTCGCTAGATTCCAGATCGTTGTACATGCTCATTTCTGAGCATCAAGTAGGCTCGACTGAGGCTATCACATTTTCTCACTTGATTTACAATCCATCTGATTTTGAGAATGGCCCACCAGCAGAGAAATCATTCTACGATAGCTTCTGTTGGTACTACGTCATGAATACTGTGACGTCTGAATTGCACGCCGTCAATGGTTACATGATAGAAGCCGTATAAAGTGAAAACTTAGCTCACGCCATGGTATGATTTGTTCATGGCACGTCCTCTTGTCGTAGAATTTTTGAAGAACCACTCGCTCCAGGAGCTGGAGCGAATGCATGGTGTTTGTGCCCGAGCAAGCGCAGATGGTTCAAAGTATGGTCTCAACTATGACATGCTTTTGTCAAAGCCTGGTGATCAGCTCGCGGGCGAGTGTCGCGGGATGGTTATCCGACCGCTTGTTCGAATTTCTGCTGGCAGCGAAGCGCCAGTTGGTGACGTAGAGGTCGTTGCGTGGCCAATGAGCAGGTTTTACAATCACGGTGATCCTAACGCTGCGACCGTTGATTGGTCTGACCCAAACCTTGACGTCTTCGAGAAGCTTGATGGCACGATGATAGTCATGTATTGGGATGCTGTTCCGCAAGTTTGGCATGCCGGAACTCGAAGCGTTCCAGAAGCTGACCTGCCGATCTGCAAGGAACACGTAGAGATCGGGAACAAGACATTTTCTCAGCTGTTTTGGGATGCTATGAGGAGCACGTTCGAAGCTAATCGCTTCCTCGAAGCATCGAACTTCGAGGAATGGGTGAACTCTTCCTTCAACAAGGAAGTTACGTACGTCTTTGAGCTAACGAGCCCATACAACCGCGTCGTTGTCAAGTACGAAGATACGAAGGCAACGCTTCTCGCGGCACGTCACACGGCATCCGGTGAAGAGATGCGGATTCATGTTAGTTCCATCGGATTGCCTATCATTCCTCGAGCAAAGACGTGGAAGATAAGCTCGGCTTCTGCACTCGAGGCATTCGTCAACGCTGCAGATCCTGCGACGATGGAGGGTGCAGTCGTTCTCGACAGCAAGTTCAATCGCTTGAAGATGAAGAACATGGCGTGGGTGCTGTCATCTCGCGCTAAGGACCTCGTGACTGTCTCTAGGCGATCAGCGTTGCTGGCAATCATCAAAGGAACGATCGACGATATCATCCCTCTTGTGTCAGAGGATATCAGCAAGGAACTCATGAAGATGCAAGAGCAACTTGTTACGTTGTGTGCCAACATGGACGCAAAGTTTCAACAGTTCTTCATCGAAGCTGACAGTAATCGTCGACGTTTTGCAGAGCTCGTCCTTACGCAGGACGACTGCATTCCTGCACCGTTCTTCTCGATGTGGGAAGGTCGCGTTCCTTCGACGCTTGGTTGGTTCCGAAGTGTAGCGGAAGCAGGCAAGCTGTCCTCGCAGATGCTCGATAATACACTTAACCACATGGGGAAAACCACCTCTTAATTTCAAAGAATAAACCGTGAGGCTCGAGTGATCACCACTTTGGTCTCACGGGTCACTTGAAGGCGGCCAGCTCCTATACCTATGATAGGAGCAACAGCATGATCGTTATTGATGTATTCGGTGATGATGACGACCAGAACGTACTTGACGAACGCGCTAAGAAGCTCAAAGATGAGCAGGATAAGATGGAACGCATGAAGCGATTCTACGAAGAAGAGCTACGTCGCGCTCCTCAGCCGCAGCTTCAGATCATCGAAGGTTCTGGACTATCTTTAGATTCTTGATGATCGCTGATTGACCACTAGTTGCGATATCATAAAACACTAGAAACAGTTTCAAATATCGCATTGAATGTACGTTGATAGGATTGGCAGTCGTTGAAAAATTTGGACTGACAGGTGCCCATGCACCTCTGAGTCTAAGCGCTGATCGATCAGGCCACGTGTTATTAGTCCAATTTCCCGTGTAAAAAGTTGCACTTTGCTGCGAGCTTATGTGCATGTACATCACATCATCTGGTTTTGCTTCGACCCAGTACGTTGCATTAGGTGGCACCTTGTTGATATGACCCAATATACATCGAAAGAAAGATCCAGTAGCGCCAGTCGTGTATACATTGTCATACTCATTGTACGTAGTGGCGGCTGACCACAATACAGAGCCGCCAGTAACTATCGAGTTACCGCCGTACCACATCGCAGTGTTGTTGCTTCTGTCGCCTTCAAACAGCATGAAATTGCCAGCATTATTTCTCTTGAGTCTATAACCTATGCCATAGACGCCGCCCGTTTGTGGATCTAGAACGCCAGACAAACTAGTCAAAATTGTAGCAATTGCTATTTGCCCGGCGCCAAAAGATGTTCTGTCGTCATTAAGAGTGTATCTAGTCCAAATTTCTAGAGCACCGCTGTTAAAGCTCCAAGATGAACTTGAGACTATGTCGGAAAAAAGATATTCCAATATGGGACCGGTGTTACCAGAAGTTCCTGTAGTACCAACGTTCGAACTAGAAAAAAACAAGCCGTTTGAGTTCAAATCAAACGATATCATACCTGTAGATGTACCTCCAACAATTGCTGGTACTCCACAAACAGTTACGCTCGTTCGCGCATTGCTTCCTTGCTTCAAGTTTTGGGACGATAGTGAACCTGTGTATGCATAATCTACTTCGTAGAGAATCAACTCACCTGGTCCTGCAGGTCCAGTCGCTCCAGCGGCACCATTGGTGCCATTCGTACCATTTGTGCCCGTAGCTCCTGTGGCTCCTGTGGCTCCTGTGGCTCCTGTTCCACCAGTCGCTCCTGTGGCTCCCGTAGCGCCAGTCGGACCCGTAGCACCAGTTGGTCCTGTTGGACCGGTCGTTCCAGACCCACCACCAGACAAAACAAACCATCGATCGCCGCCCCAATACGCTGACAAAGAATCGTACGCAGTTGATATTGTTTTATATGAACTGCTGTTGATGTACGAGCTAGTCAAATTGGGGTATACGTCAATCGGGTACGTTGCTGCTGTTCCTGATGCATCCTTCACAAAATGAAGCTGGCCGACGCGAGGTGAGCCAGGCAATTTTACAGTGACTCTACCAGAAGTGGGCGCATAGTTTGCGTATATGTTGATGATAGTGTCGTTGTTCTTTGCGTTGAAGATACCCTTGTTGCTCGGAGCTACTACGTAATCAGAAGATGCAACAGACAGTCTTCCCGTTAGCATCAGTTCAGATGGATTGTCTTTCAACCCAATCTGCACGTCAGATGGAAAAGCAATGCGTTGTATCTTGCCCGTGTTGTTGTCTTTGACAACAACAAAGTAAGAAGTATCTGCTTCTGATTTGGTAACCATTCACCCCTCACTCTTAATATCACTGGATTGTTGAATTGCACGGAGCCGAGCGTTAGGACGCTCTTGTTCAACGTCTTTGTGTTGATATCGGTTCTGTTACGGGTCTCTCCGTCAAAATATGGCATCGAAGACGTAGCTTCAAACGATAGGTTCTGAGACCAGGTGTTTTCAGGGCTCGTTATCTTTCCTTCGCTGTTGATGAATCTAATCTGCACCGCTGGTGAAAGGACGTTAGATTTTGAAGCGTCAGTATCAGTTGGTTGGTAGAATTTCGTGTACAGGCTTTGCTCAAGCATGTCTCTCATGTGACCAAAGTGACCAGGCCTGAACACGCATGTTGAATAAGCAGCAAGACCGCTGTACACGCCGTACTTCCAACCTCTGATGACAGGGCCACATCTCCACACGCCGTAGTTATTGCTCTCATGATCTCTAAAGTCCGGGTAGTTGTTTCCGCCGAATGTCCTGCTACTTGCGGCTGCTTGCCAAACACCTCCGACAATAGATCCTGACTGAGGTATCACAACGTTTGAATCGCCGTATCCGTACATGCACTTTGTGAGATCATCATTTGACATGCTGCTCGTGATGTAAGGACCGCTAGTCCTAAGATCAACATCAATCCAGCGATGGCTCGAATAGCTATACAACGTGTTTGGATCAACTCCGACGCCGCTTAGGTGACCATACGCAAAGGGGATAAAATTGGTAATTGGGATCGTATCAATGTCTGAGACTGTGTTAGAAACTGTGTTATACATCTTGCTAGCACGAAGAGCATTGCTGATCGCTAGTTGACGTTGAGCAGCAGCGTAACGTGGTTCAAAAGGATATGACCACGTCCAGTTCGTATTTTTGATGCTATTTGTGACGTAAGATCCAACATCAACTGTTGGTACGTTGTTGAAGAACATGATACCAACGGACGTATCATGCTTGATTCTAGTGACATCAAGAAATCCAGACGGATCTGCATCGAAAATAGCGATCGAAGATCCATCAGCAGCGAAGCACTGGCTGAGATCTGGCATCATCGAATCGTAGAATCTTTCGTTGTAATTCGTTGCTCTTGTGACTCTAACACCACCAGTTCTTTCGAACCATGGTTGCAATCTAAACGCTTTCGAAGGATTCGCAATGACTTCGTAGCTGGTTGTGGGAGTAGAAGCTGGTGCAGCCTGAGTTCTTGGTGACAGTTTGCTGAACACCTTTCCACGAGCTCCCGGCGTAAACACTTTCTTGCCAAGCAAGATTGAATCAGTGACAGTTAGCAAGCTGCCAGTGATGTAATCATCTGCAGAATTACCGTAGTACGTTCCATTGTACTCAACTTCAAATTGATCTACGATTGGTTCTGCACCAACATACTCGTGGATGCTGTCTGTGACAAGTTGTTGATTCAACGTCTCATGAGATTCTTCAGCACCTTGGAGCATGCTGCCGTAGAACGTTACGTTGATGCTACCAGTGTTTATCGTGACATCGTGCCTGATAGCACCAGTAAAGTAATCCAGCGCTGTTTCAGACACTGGGTACGTACCCTTACAGAACAAGAACGGGCGCATCTTTGAGATTGCCAACGTTAGCTTGTCACCTGGCATCACCAGGTAAGGTGACGGAAATGTTGTCGCGAGCGGCACTGCAGTCATCAACAGCGCACCGAATGATGCGCTAGTCAAAGCGTCTGTCAAGTACGTTGGCAACTGTGCGTACGTAGAAGAAACATACAGTGGATTTCTGTAGGCGCCTGCAACAGTTGAATTTCGCTGTGTTGTGACAAATTCTTTTCCGTAGATCGACCTACCGGAAGGATCAAATGACTTAGCTGAACGACCAAACGTATCGATGTCTTTCAAGTATGTTGTTAGAGTACGACCTTGCTTTGAGCTAACTGGTAGGTAAGGTTGCGTTAGAAATCTGATAGCAGATTGTCTATTTGCTTCTTGTTGAGCAGCGGTTGTATTTCCGGAATAATCAGACGCAAATACAAGAGAAGAAACGATTGGACCGTTTGAAATTCCAGCTACGCATGGAACAACGACGCTTCCTGTGAATTCCCAGCTACCAGAGACTCCCTTTCCAGGTGTCACTACTGCGCTCGGCGTTGCGTTGTAGCTTAGGTAACCTTCTGGAGCGAACACGCTAAGCATGTAATCTGTAGCCATGTCTTTAGTTGAGTATGCTTTAACTCTAGACATGTTATCGCCAGTCGGTATGATCGTGCCAGTCAAGATCAGATCTCTGTACGTGTTAGGCCCAGCTGTAATTTGGTTGAACAATGCAACAGTGATTGCAGGGCCTGCGAAGTCGAATATTGTTTGATCGTAACCACCCAAACCAAGAGCGTGATCTACAGGAACACCAGACGTTGTTTTATCTTGGAACCATCCGTCGCCCATCGTGAATGGAATCTCAAAGACTGCTTTTTCAATGATGAACGGTCTATCAATCGGCAGTTCGAACTGCTCGTCAGATGTTGCGTTGTATTCAGAATTGTTCTGAACACTCTTTGCATAGTATTTTGAAAGATACTTGGCTTGAGATGATACGTCAAAACCTATGCCTTGCGCTGTACCAAAGGACGTGTCAGATTGCCAGCTAGGTCCAACAGCACCAGCGATCGATCCAGAAGACACAGTGTTGCCAATTGCACCGAATCCACGGGCATCTTCTGCGTAACTTCCCAACGTAAGAGGCAACAGGGGATTTGCAAGATCTTTTCCAGAATTTGCATTCCTTGGTACAAACCAACCCTTGTACCCTCTATTGTAGTAATAGATGCTAGACGTAACATCGAACATCTTGGTTGGGTACTGCACAGGTAGCGTCAACCTTATCTGAGTCTTTGAACGCAAAGGTTGAGATAGACCACCACCAAGTTGATCAACGTTCGAACCAACGTCATAGTATGCATTCGTACCAGATGCATAATTTTGCTCTGGTAGCTGATGCTCGACGAATGGTGATACAGCAGTAAATTGTTCATTTCTTAGAAATGTCTCTGCGGCAGATTTGTTAATGCTTGCTGTCAAGATTAGATCAGTAAAAATTGACTGTCTAGCAATTGTTCCCGGTTGACTGTCACCGTACAAGCGTGGAAGTCTGCTAGGCCAGCTGATCACGCCAGTTACGTAATTTATAGTTTTTCTATCATCAAACGGTGATGATGAGATACCTTGCCTGTAACGATCACCAATCCTTGCAATCGTTGGTGACGTTGTCGCAGAATCAAGGTTACGCAAAGCCCGGCGTGGCAAAACAGAACGCACGTTAACAGGCGGCGAAAATGTGAAAATACAACCACCAAGAGCAGTTCCTGGCCAATGTGCTGGTGTTTGAAGGTTAACTACGTAAGGAACTGTGGCTGGGGCATTTTCAACTGATGAATCATTAAATGATAGATCGTAAGATGCTCCGCCTCGAGGATCAAGAACGCGGCCCGCGTCTTTGTAACCCAATCCAGGGCTAAAATCTCTGAATCTCCAGCCAGTTGAAGGCTGATTGTTAAGAAATATACCAACAGTTGCGCTTTCGATGCTAGCGTCTGCTGTACCAGTGAGCAGCGTTCTTGGTATGTATCTAAATTGAATTGTGCCATTTTCGTACAGCACAACATCATA